TTGATACGTCAAGGTAAGGTAGAGTCCTTTGTAGTGGAAGTAAGAAAAGGACTCCCTGCAAGGTTGTACTCAGCGGTAGAAGGAGGAAAATAAATGTTCATCACTTCTAACTTGAAAGACCCGGGACATGCACTTCTGGATATGGGCGACCGTGTTGAGGTACCAACATGGCAGTCTCTTGACGTACGCGGTAAACCACAAGGCACAACCGTAGAGCTGGAAAATGTGGTGCTCCAAGGTTGGTATGTCCCAACCACTGTAGAGGCGCTACAACTCAAGGCGACGCCTAACTTGCCATGGGCTGAGAATCAGTTCCTCGAGCGCGTAGCTGGTAAGCCATTGAATCCAGGCGAGACGTACAAGGAATGGCCGTGGTATAGAGGCAACGTTGAGCAGCACAAGGAGCAGGGCAAGTTCAGCCACACGTACATGGAGCGGTATTGGCCCAAGGGTTCTACGATCCTAAAGCCTGATGGACTACGAACCCCTCCAGTACCTGCAAAATCGGTGGGTGACCTCAACGATGTAGTACGCCTACTTGCTCGTGAGCCCACGACACGCCAGGCATATCTACCCGTATGGTTCCCTACAGACACAGGTGCCGTGCACGGGGAGCGTGTACCATGTAGCCTAGGGTACTTGTTTCTGCTCCGCGACGGCAAGCTCAACATTACCTACTACATTCGGTCCTGTGACTTCCTGCGTCACTTCAGGGACGACGTATACATGACCGCGCGCTTGTGTCAGTGGGTACTCTTCGAGCTACAAAAGTACGGAGACGGGGTTACTCCAGGTAGCCCTGATTTCTGGGACGACGTCATGCCCGGTCGACTCACTATGCACATAGGATCCCTGCACGTCTTCGCGGGTGACCTACCAAAGCTAAGGAGGGAGTATGGAAGATAGCGGAATGAGCAGTATCTTGCCTTATATGTTGAAGATGCCCGACGGGTCAATGGTAGTTTCAACCCCCGACCAAATCCAGGAGCTAAAGTCTCTTCCTGAGGATCAGCGACTCAAGCGCCTCGCTGAGATGGAAGCAGTCCGTGACGAAGGAGGTCCTCACGAGTATGCGACCTAGCCGAGAAGACTTGTTCCTGGAGATAGCGCTTGTAGTTTCCAGGCGCTCGACGTGCCCGCGCAAGCATGTGGGCGCAGTCATGGTGCGCGAGAATCGCATCGTGAGCATCGGCTACAACGGTGCCCCGCCCGGCATGCCGCACTGTATTGGGGTCGGGTGTGGTGGGGGCGTACAAAAGCCCACAACCCCAGGCAGTCCTCTCTCACCAACCTCAACAGCATACCCCAACGGATGTACGCGCGCGATACACGCAGAGATGAATGCGATCGCGTTTGCGGCACGCCAGGGAGCTCCTACGGACGATGCGACGATGTATTCGACGTGCGCGACGTGCGCGAATTGTGCGGCGCTCTTGGTGTCGTGTGGAATCTCTTCATTTATATACCTAGAAGAATACCGTATACAAGACGGAATAAACCTGCTCAAAGATGCAGGAGTAAAGGTGGTAAAGTATGGGACCTGAACGCCCGGGTGAGACACCCCGCAACCTTATCATCAAGGAAGTGGTACAGGTCACACACATTGTGGCCGTGTGTGAGGAACACTCTGACGACCCGGAATCCCAACTTCCCCCACAGGTAGAGGAGGTCGAGTTGATTCTCGCGAGTAACCGTCGTCCAGTTCCTGTACCGTACACTGAGGAGCCATGACTAATCTAGAGGTAGAGGAAGTAGCAAAGGTGCTTTTCCACAGTAGGTGGCCAACAAGTACGTGGGGGGAGACAGGACTAGAGCTCACCTTTCGGTATACGGCACAAAAAGCGATCGAAAAGCTGGACGAACTAAGGAACAAATGAGTTTCCAAGACAAGATACGTAACCCTAAGTGCACCCTATGTCCTCTTCACGAGAATGCAGAGTACGTGTGCCTTATGGGGTCAGGGAAGCGTAAGGCTAAGTTGATGATCGTCGGTGAGGCACCCGGCGCAAGAGAGGATGAACAGCATCGTGCATTCGTTGGTCCAGCTGGGCAACTACTTGATGAACTCCTGGCGGAAGCCGGAATCAACCGGGACGACTGTTACATCACCAACGCAGTCAAGTGCCGTCCCGTGGGCAATGAGACCCCCTCACGAGCGCAGGCGAACACTTGTCAACGTGCTTTTGGCGCAGAAGAGGTACGAGCTGTTCGGCCCGACTGGATTCTCACTCTCGGTAACACTGCACTCCAAGCCGTTGCCGGAAAGTCCGGTATCACGAAGCACCGCGGGAAGCCTGCAACCTACGAAGGGATACCGGTATTCCCTACATTTCACCCTGCCGCTGCCCTACGTTCCTCTCACTATCTCGATCCAATTCGTGCGGACCTACAGAATCTCGCTCGCCGAATTGGAATCGGAGGTTACGTGGCGGCCCCCCGAACCAGAACAAGACTCATCACCACACGGTCCCAGCTCACGGCCCTCTGCCAAAAGATCACCGAGTCCTCCTGTATCGCGTTCGACGTTGAGACAACGGGTCTTCGTGCCTGGGAGGAGAATGTTCGGATTGTGACCTTCGGCGTCTCATGGGCGCCGGGTGAGGCAGCAGTTGTACCCATCGAGCACAGTACATGGCAAAAGAGGAAGTGGAAGGAGCTTGTATACAGAGAGCTCAAGAGAGTCATGGAGGACCCAGCTAAAAAGTACATAGCCCACAATGGCAAGTTTGATTGTGGTTGGTTGGCCCGCTTCGGTATCTACGTTCCTCTCACGTTCGACACCATGATCGCCGCACATTTGCTCGACGAGAATCGACCGAAGGGTCTCAAGCCCTTGTCCCAAATGTTGCTAGGAGCTGATGACTACGCTGAGGACACAAAGGACTGTTACAACGCAGACCTAAAGAAGCTTGCAATCTACAATGGTAAGGACTGTGACTACACTCTACGTCTATATGAACTCTTCCGCGAGCAATTGATCGCTCAGCCTCGTGTGGCCCGACTGTTCAGAAAACTAATGATGCCAGCATCGAACCTCTTTACCCGTATTGAGGCATCGGGCATATATGTAGACCCCGAGCGCATGGACGAGCGATTTGTAAGAGGAGTGAAGAACCTCAATAAGATTGAGGCTTACATGAATCAGTTTCTACCTGATGGGGTAGCCACAATCAACTATAACTCTCCAAAGCAAGTGGGGGAGTGGTTGTTTGGGTACCTCAAACTCCCCATCATTGAGAGAACCAAAACCCATGCACCCTCGACTGCGGAGTCTAGTCTTCTCCAGCTCTCGTCAAAGCATAAAGCAGTCTCAGCTCTCCTTCGGTATCGAAAGTGGGCCAAGTATCTCTCTACATATCTTGGCCCCTGGCAGCAAGGACGAGACGCTAAAAGCCGTATTCACCCTACTTACCGACTCACCGGAACAGTCACGGGTCGCCTCTCTTCTGCCGAACCCAACCTACAACAGGTCCCTCGAGACCCCTTTATCCGAGGAATCATTGGCGCTGCAGATGGGTGGAGATTTGTTGAGGCTGACTACAGCCAAGTTGAGCTCCGACTAACAGCAATGCTTGCTCGTGAGAAGAATATGTTGCAGGTACTTGCTGAAGGGCATGATCTCCACACCAATACGGCAGCTGAGATCACAGGAAAGAAGGCACACAAGATCACTAAGGATGAGCGGGTCATATGGGGCAAGCATCCTAACTTTGGTCTTGTGTTCTCAATGAAACCAGAGAAATACCAAGAATACTGTAGAAATAACGGAATAGATATAACGATGGAAGAGGCGGAAGACACTTATCACTTGTTCCATAAAGCATACCCCGGTCTCAAACGATGGCACGACAGAGTAATACGGGTGGCTCGAGCAGAGCGTCAGGTTGTGACTGCAATGGGCCGTGTACGTCATTTGCCTGACATAGTCTCAGCTCACTCGGGGGCTCGTAAAGAGGCTGAGCGACAAGCAATCAACTCTGTAGTGCAAGGCCTTGCTACCGATATATGTCTATCGGCTGCGGTCAGGATCGGTAAACGACTTGATCCCCGTGTAGCGCGGATAGTAGGATCAGTACACGATGCCCTTCTCTTTGAAGTAAGAGAGGAGGTAACACTTACATATGCCTCTGCCATAAAAGCTGAGATGGAGAACATGAGGTCTCTGTACGAAACCTTTGGAGCCGTAATTGATGTCCCTATCAAGGTCGATGTAGAGATAGGGACCCACTGGAGTGAAGGGGAGATAGAGGTATGATCCGTAACACAGAAGCGCGTATAATGTTGATCGGGGCAAATTATGGGACGTAAACTAAACAAATCACAGAGACGGGCATTCGCCCGCATTTGCTACTTTGCGTTCTTTACCCTGGAGAATGTGACCAACGGTATTAGTACCAAGGAATGGTTCTTGGAGGCATTGACTGAAGAGGAGAAAGCCCAACTTGAAGCCTTGAAGCTAATGACTCGAAAGTTGGCTACACAATGGCGCAAGTTCGCATGGAAACTTGAGGGTAGATAAAAATGAGGCTCTCTAACTCCAAGGTCAAGACATACCGACGGTGTCCCAATCAGTTCCGATACAAGTACCCGATGAAACTGAGGCCGAGAGCCAAGAAGATTCACCTTGAGAAGGGTACTTGGTGTCACGCGCTACTGCAAGCATATTACGAAGGCAAGAAGTGGAAGAAGATTCACAAGGAACTCACTAAGAAGTTCAATAACTTGCCAGGAGAGATACGTGAAGAACTTGACGACCTTCCGGGCGAGTGTCTTGCTATTATGCGAGGGTACTTCAGGCAGTACCCTGACGATCTGAAGCGATACCGCGTCCTTGATGCTGAGATGGATGAGACGGTCGAACTTCCCAATGGCCTAAAACTCCAAATTATCATCGACCTTATCCTGGAAGACCTTATTGACGGTGGATTGTGTTTCTGGGATCACAAGTTCAGGGGTAAGTTGGGCGATCTTGATGACATGATGCTTGATCCCCAGCTCACTTTGTACTTCTGGGCCCTAGAAAAGATGGGGTACCACGACGTACGCTACGGTCTATATAATGAGGTGCGTACTAAGATACCCACAGTACCCAAACTGCTCGTACGTGGGGGCTTGAGTAGGGCCAAAAATATCGACACCGATGTCTACACGTACATGCACGAGATCAAACGGCACAACCTAGATCCAGATGAGTACAGCGACATCCTCAACCATATAGCCACGAACGAGGAGACTAGGTTTTTCCGGCGTACCCCTATCCCTAAGGACCCTCCTGTTCTCAAGACCACAATGAAGGAGCTTGTAGATACTGCGATCGAAATCCAACGTGCCGAAAAGCAAGATCGCTACCCCCGCTCGTTTGATACCTCATGTAAGTGGGGTTGTGACTACAAGGACCTATGTATTGCCGAGCTACACGGTGCTGACATTCAATCCATAATCAAGCAGAATTACGAGGTGAGTTCACGTGGCTAAGGGCACAAAGAAGCAGTCAGCAATCGCCCAAGTCAAAAAGCGCATAGTGTCCGTCAAGGATGCTGAGCCTTATGTCAAGGTGTGCCTGTTTGGCAAGAACGGTAAGGGCAAGACACGCACGGGTGCAACGGCCCCCGACTGCATACTCCTTGACTGTAACGAGAAAGGCACCAAAAGTATCCGCAACTACCCCAACGTAGAGGTCTTCCACGCTAAGAACTGGGAAGATGTTGTGTGGTTCTACTGGTACTTGCGTTCAGGTGAGCACGAGCACAAGAGCTTCATGGTGGACACAGTTACGGGGATGCAAGCACTCTGCATGACGCAGGTTCTCAAAGAAAGCGAGGATCGCGACCCAGCTAAGGACCCCAAGATGGCCTCCATGAGGGATTACGGGAAGGTCAATCAGCTCATGAAGGACATGATGCTGTGGATGCGCAACCTTCCCATGCACGTAGTGTTCATCGCCCAAGAGCGGACGTTCGACAACGACGAGACTGGCGAGACTGAGCGCGTACCGGACTTGTCGCCCGGTTCTCGCGCGACACTCACTGCCTGTGTAGACTTTATTGGCCACATTCGGTCGAAGGAGGTCAGGGCAGTAAATAAGCGTACTAAAAAGGAGGTAAAGAAGTGGCGGACAATCATGTTGATTGGCCCGCATGAGACTTATCTGACTAAGGACCGTTCAGGGGTACTGCCCAGATTTATGGTAGACCCATCAATTCCTGCCATAATCGAGGCAGCTAATACACTGGAGGATGAGTAAAGCATGGCAAAAAAGGCACTTGTAGTCGATTTCAAGGGTGTGGAGTCTGGTGGAGGGGGAGGTGCTCGTGTTCCCGAGGACGACTACCGCGCCAAGGTTGCAAAGGTAGAGCTTGGCGAGTCCAAATCCAGCGGCAATACCATGCTGATCTGGACATTCGAGATCACTAAGGGCAAGCACAAGGGGAAGAAGCTCAAACGGGATTACACCACCCTTAC